GGCTCCTGTTGCGCCCCCTCTTGAACTTCCGGGGGCGGCTGTTGCGGAGCCTGTCGCTGTTGCCGAGCCGATGGAACCCCTCCTCGACCCGAACGAGGACCGCCACGTTATCTTCCCCATTCGCCACCCTGACATTTGGAACAAGTACAAGCAGCACATGGCCGTCTTCTGGACACCGGAGGAGATTGATCTCGCGAAGGACATGAAGGACTGGGAGAAGCTGAACGACAACGAGCGCCATTTCATCAAGCACATTCTCGGCTTCTTTGCCGGCTCGGACGGGATCGTCATGGAGAACCTGTCGACCCGTTTCATGCGGGAGGTGCAGTGGCCGGAGGCGAGGCACTTTTACGCGTGCCAGAATCTGCTGGAGGCCGTGCACTCGGAGACCTACTCTCTCCTGATTGACACGTACATCAAGGACCCCCAGGAGAAGTCGGACATTCTGCGGGCGACAAAGACGATTCCCTGTGTGGAGAAGAAGGCGAAGTGGGCCCTGGACTGGATCGATAGCCCGGACGCGAACTTTGCCACGCGCCTTCTCGGTTTCGCGGCGGTGGAGGGCATCTTCTTCTCGGGGGCCTTCTGCGCGATTTTCTGGCTGAAGCAGCGGGGCATCATGCCTGGGCTCACGCTGTCCAACGAGTTCATCGCCCGGGACGAGGGAATTCACACGGACTTTGCTTGCCTCTTATACACGAAGCTCGTGAACCGTCTGCCGAAGGCCAAGGTGCACAAGATTCTTCGGGAGGCCGTAAAAATAGAGAAGCATTTCATCACGAAGGCGCTGCCTTGCGAACTGATCGGAATGAACGCGGCGCTCATGAAGAACTATATTGAGTTCGTGGCGGACCGGCTCTCTTTGCAGCTGGGCTACTCGAAGATCTACGGGGCGACGAACCCCTTTGATTTCATGGAGCGGATCAGTCTGGAGAACAAGGACAACTTCTTCGAGAAGCGCGTGTCGACGTACGCGAAGGCGAAGGTGGGGAAGGCCGCGGACAGCATGGAGTTCTCTATGGCGGAGTCGTTTTAACGGATCACAGGAATAACCACTTGTAGAGAATGACAAACGGGAGTACGAATATAAAGAGTATGGAGACCAGAAGCGCCAGATTCATCGCGTTCTCCTGGCCGATTATCACCGAAAGAAACCCGAAGGACTTGTTGCGCAGGCTGTTCCATTGTGCAATGAGAATGCACGTGACCGAGACAGAGGAGATCCACGCGACCCAGAGTAATTCGTACGGGAAGTTCGCTGCCAAATCGTGCATGAGTTGGCCGAAGAAGAAGATGGCGAAGGCCGTCGCGATGAGGGTCACGAGGTGGGGCATATTCTCTAAGAGCTGTTTATCACGAGGGGCTTCCATTGTGGGGAGGGACTTTTAAACCTGGGTCCGGCCGCTTCAATTTTTATCAGTAACTAAGAAAATTGACGCAGATCCGTACTAGCTGCCGTTTAACACAGAATGGACAACTGGTTCGTAGAAGCCTACGAAGACTTTACAAAGACCCGGAAAAAATGTGGTACATGTTGCCAGCTGATATGGATTCTGCTGGCAATATGTATTCTTCTGAACGGCTGTGGGGTTGCGGCGTATTTGTATTGGAATCAGACGGCCGCTATGATTATGCTCTCGCTCGGCATCACTCTCGGGCTTACACTATGTTTGGGGGCGGTTGCTATATGTCTGGGGTGGTGTTTGCGTCCTGAGAGGATTTTGCCGGTGTCTGTTGGGCGGGGATAGGGCTGGGCTTGATATTTTTAGTCCCTCATAAAAATTGAAGGGCTAAGCAGCTAATTATATATAACGCCACATGCAACCGACCCAGGAGCAACAAAAAATCCTGGACAACACGGAAAATTCCCTGCGTATTCTGGCCGCAGCAGGCTCGGGTAAAACAACCACAATGGCCCAAAAGGTGAGGGACGAAATTGAGTCTGGCCGCTGTAAACCCGAAGAGATATGTTTCACAACCTTCACACGCTTTGCGGCAGACCAGATTCGGCAGAGAGTGAAAAAGGTGATGGGCTGCAAGGTGAACATCCTTTGCGGAACGTTCCATTCCATCATCTTCAAACTCCGACTGCGTGCGGGTCTATACACGAGCAAACCCGCAAATCTCTACTCAGAACGCATGGAAGTCTGGGTGGAAGAGTTCATGACCTTTCTCCGTGAGAAGAATCCGGAGTTAATCAAGCTACTTCAGACCTACAAGGTGCTCATCGTGGATGAATTCCAGGACTTGGACGAAGTGCAATTCGACTTCGTTGCGCTTTTCAAGAAAATTCAGCCGACACTCCGCATTCTCGCAATCGGCGATCTGGCGCAGAACATTTACCGCTTTCGCGGGACGTCCAACGAGTTTCTCCGCACGAGACTCCACAAAGAGGTCTGTGACGATCTCAAGACGTTTGAACTCACCACGAATTTCCGCAGTACGAAATCCATTCTCAGGGTCGTCAATACGCTCTTTGAATGGGAGATTGAGCACAAACACATTCTCCCGATGATTCCTGGGCCGGCCGCCCCAGAGGGTAAAAAGCCGACCTACTACGAATATGCTCGAAATCCCGAGTCGGGTATGGGAGCGTACGAAGAACTCGTGGCGAATACGCTGTATCCAATGCTTGTAAGAGCAAAGTCCGAGAGCAAATCTATCGTCCTCATCTTTCCAATTATGAGATGCCAGTCGTTCGAGCTCATCATGGCGCTTTTGAGGCACAAATCAAAACAGGGGGGGTTCAATTTGGACCTTCACAAAATCGCCAAAGAGGATGAATCGTGCAGCACCATTTCCTTCCGCTACGATATCCGAGACCCGAGTTCACCCGTCCAGTTCTCCAGTATCCACTCTTCAAAGGGCTTAGAGTGGGACATCGTTGCGCTGATTGACATGAGCGACTACATTTATGACCTGCGTGGAGCGGAGGACTGTGAGGCCTTCTACGCGGAAAAGACGAATCTCACCTATGTCGCCATTACTCGGGCCGCAGAGGAACTCTATATCTTCGCAAATCTGAATGGGGGTGGCAGACATCGCAAATTTGCGGAACTAGGCGATCGGTTGGGCGATATCTTTGAGGTTGTGAAGTGGGGTGAAAATCCTAAAGACTGGGAGGCTGGGAGGCGCAAACCAACTGGGGTTACGGATCTCATTCGTAAATTTCCGCAACATCCTGACCTGTTTGAACGGGTTCGTGCTTGTAGCGTACATATTCCCTATACGGGTATGGACGGACTTCCTATGTTGGACAGCGATGTATACGAGGAAATGAAAATGCGCAATAGGGAACTTGCGTTCGGCACATATATTGACTGGAAGATGAAAAAGATGTTGTGTGGGCCGCAGACGATGCAGGACGTCATACTCGAGCTGATGAGTTGTTACCCTGATGGTAAATACTTCTACAGGACGGATGCATATGATGACCTGCCGTTGCGACTGGCGAAATTAGATGTGTATTTCATGAATGCGGGGAAGAAGCCTGTTGCACCTCTGGAGCAGTATGTGATCGCATCCCGATATATGGGGCTGAGTTCGGCCCGCTTCTTCGGACTTGTTGACAGTTTTCGGGATATTTATAAGGGTGTGGAGCGAGCTATTATTCGGGCGGCGACTGCTAAAGAACCGACGGTGCGAGATGAATACATCGTATCGCAAATGAGGAATTTCTACACTCGGGGCTCTACGAGCGAGATAACGGCGTTTGATGCACCGACGCATACCTATATGGGAATGCCTGAAGGGATGGACTTATTCGTCGTGAAAAATGTGGAGAAGGGGGCTCAGATGATGCGGGCCTGTCTACAAGATACGGGGGCGACTGGGGGACTTCGGGGGGATGTGTGCTTGGAGTCGGCGAGTCTCATTATGGGCGAGGCAGATATCGTCTCGGAAAATGGGGTTCTGCTGGAAATCAAGTGTAGTACGGCCACAAAGGCTGTGGATATGCGGGACACGGGGAACTGTAAGCATCTGCTTCAGGTTCTGGCCTATGTCGCGTTGGCACGGCATGGGACAATCCCTGTGAGTCTGGAGAGGGCGTGTATTGTGAATCCGTTGACGGGGACGTGGGAGCGCTATGATCTGTCTTCGTGGACGATGGAGCAGTCGGCGGAGTTTATGGCGTGCCTGGAGGAGCTGCGGGAGCGGGGGTGATACTCAGATTCGCAATATTAATATGCGTCCTCTTTTGAAATACGCCTATTACCTATATAGTAACGTCCACTAGGTGTGACACGAACGCCCGGTTTTAGTTTACGAGCGGTAGTAGAGAGAGTGGGGATAGATTGTAAAGTTTCGCTTATTTTCTTACCCTTTCCATTAAAACACCAAATTTCATAATGAAACCCCTGTTGTTCAGCTGCCCGCTTTTTTAGTTGAATATTATCGGCCTTACATTCGAGAGTCCAAGTAGATTTCACTTCAATTATTTTGTTCTCATGTGGAATAAATATATCTGGAAAGTGATACTTTTTCTTTCCGTCTACTTCGTATTGAATACGTGGAACATCACGTCGTTCTGTTATAATCTGTTCTTCGGAATGAACTTTTATAAGTTCATCTAAAGCAAACGGCTCGTACCCTTGAACCTTTCGAACTGTCCCAGATGGCATCACATATTTCTTATATTTCTTTGCGCTTTTCTGCGTGCGTTCCATGACCTCTTGGTTTTGAGATGGATGCTCGACTCCATACACGATAATATTTGTAGCGATAGCTTTTGCTTTACACTCTTCCGATTGAAGAGCATACTCTACGCCTCGGCGCTCCATATTAGTCGCACGCTGTTTTGCAAGTATATCATCCCGCTGCAAATGATGTTTTACCCCAAACTTATCGAGGCAATTTTGCCGCCTTTCTTCTATTTTTTCTGGAAGTTGAAAGTGATGAGACACACCAAAGTGTTGTAGTATTGAATCCTTTCTCCTCTGAACAGTATCTGGATTATGGGAGTTATGAGAAACACCATACGTAGCCATCATAGTATCCTCCATTTTCTTTTTAAATTCAGGCACTAACATCGGGTTTGATGCTCCGTATACCTCTCTCATTGTATTCTGTTGAGACTCGACC